TTTCAGGTAGATAACGTTCGCCAGTAGCCTTTGGTCCTTGAGTACTAGGTTTACCTGATTTGGTTCTCCATTTCTGTCTTGTCCATGCACGAAGTGATCTCTGTGATTTAGATAGTGCCATTACTTCCCAACTTTCTTCATGGCTTTCTTGTGACTAGCTGTAAACGACATTCCTGCCATCATGTCCTTTTTCATGCTCGACATATGCTTAGAGGTGTGATGTTTAGCATGACGTTTAAGAGCATTAATCTGTCGTAAAGTAAGTTTCTTTTTCATCTGTAGCCTCCACCTTTTGCTTTGTATTGTTTGGCTAACATCTGTGCTTTACGAGCAGACCACTGACCTGGGGCTCCACCTTTGCCTCCTGCTTTTATCCTATTAAATAAAGCTTTTCTCATAGATGGCTTAGTATAGTTGCCTGCCTCGTTGACTCTTGACTTTGCCATTACTTTTTCTTTTTAGCTTTCATAATTTTTTGTTGTAATTGTTTTGGTAAAGTTTTTTGCTTTGCAGTTAAACCACCTGCTTTTTTCTTAGGTGATGCTTTTTTCATTTTTCCATACATGGTACTCTCCTTTGCTGATTGGATTTTAATGAACTCATACTTATTTCTTCTTTGCCTTATTTCGTTTAGTAATTGCTCTAGCTTTCGCCCTAGCATCTGCACTACTTGATGCACCCCATTGACGAAGCGATAATAACTTTCTTGTAGGTTTACCTTTGGAATCATAGTCTGGTCCTTTCGAAGCACCCATTCTAGCTAAAAAACTTGCTCGTCTGGGATTGTCACCACTTTTTACTGGTGCTTTTAATGTGCCACCAGTTTGTCTTTTATAACTGGCACGACCCTTTGCATTTAATCCACCCTTTGGATTCTTGCCTTCTTTCCTTTGCCATGCAGGTGTACTCATTCACCTAATCCTATTTTTCTTACTGCACTAAAACGAGGTACTGCACCTTCTTTCGTTAATGCTTCTGTATATCCTTCATAACCCCTAGCCATATCTTCATTAAACTCAGGAAGCTTTCCTGACTTCAAACCAATAAAGTCAACAGCTTGGGTGTCCAACTCATCTGCCTCTGCGCTCGGTATTAAAAAATTTAACATTTTATCTAAAAAATTTTTTCTATCAGCATCCATTGGATCAGTTGGAAATCTATAGTTCTCAACTTGCAACATCACTTCATCTGGTCTTGAAGAAGGCATTGGTATATCCAAAACTTCATCTTCTTTTGGAATAGTAAAGTCAACTAAGGTAGACCCACCCTCTTCTGGTGATCTATCATCAGGCATAAAAGTCTCACCCAATGCCCTTGCTATAGGATAAAAGCTACCAGTAGTTGCAGTCTGATAAGTACCATCCATAACCTCAAAAGCATTGTTGTCTACTTCAACTCCAAGATCATCTAAATATTCTGTAACTGCAAGAAAGTTTTTCCTAAAATAATCATTCTCATTGGAAAAATCATAGATGTCAGTTATCCTGTAACTACCATCATCCTGTCTATTAACCTTTAAAGAACCAAGGATCATCTTTATATCAGTGCCACTACCCTGATACTCCTCATTCTTAAAATAATTATCTAAACCTAATAACTCATCAACCATCTCATAATTGACCTGACCATTAGTCAGTCCATCAACTATCTCCTTATTCCCACTGAACTGAGACATCCTCTTCTTAGTTACTGCATCAGAAGAGTAATAATAATCAGCAACTCGTCTCAATGTCCCAATAAACTCAGGAGATAAACTAGCATCATCAAACCTCTCAGAATCCATAAACTCTGGTCTGATACTGTTAAGTAATGATCTTATAAATGCAGCTTGATACTCTTTCATAGAAAACACTATGCATCATGTTATCTGAAGCAAGAACGCACAAATGAACCTTGAATAGAAATTATGTGAGTATGGGTGATCGTCGACAGTACAACCCACAACTTTTGGGGGCATACCCTAGCTTAAGTCAATCTGTACCTTGAGATCGCCATTGTGCAGATGTAAGTGCTTGTCAGGGGCTTTGAATCCGGCTCGGTCTAAGATATCCTTGCTCGCCTCTAGTTGCACATACTCCGACTTAGCCCCCGAGGCAAGCTTTACAACTGTACTCAAGGCGGTCGTAGCATTCAATCCAATGCTCTCACTTACTCTCGTCATGAGATACTGTTGCACATGAGGCAGTCTCAAAGTCTTACTGGCAGTCACTCTGCCACTTTCACCTTCGGCATATCCAGACTTTGTGGATGCCTCTTTTATGCTACATCCTTCTGCTACGAGAGTATCAACCAAAGCCATTTGTTTCTTTGTCAACTTTCGTTCTGTGAGTGCCATGTCTAACCCCCCTCTCTGTTATCTCTCCCCCCTAAATTGGCACTCGCTACGAAGTGTTGTCAATGCACAAATGACACTTTCCCTCCGTACAAATGGGTTCTGCCTACTACTTTGATGGGAATGCTAGTTCTGTTTCTGCCATGCTTATTATTACATTTTTCCTATGACACTGCCACATAGTCAATCAACTCAATGCTATGTCTATCAAAGAATATTATCTTTGCAAGGGTAGACTCTGCTCGTACCTCGCCCTTGCTAAGATGGCTATGCCACCCAAGGGTAATATTCCTTGATTGTCATGCACTCGTAAGATTGACAATTAAGTCAGTCTCAAACAGAAGGAAAAAAGTAATGAAAAAGTTAAGCATAGCAGAAAGCATAAAGAGTGCATTCCCAGTCAAAGATAGAGATCAGAACTACTATCTTCAAAAACAAATCATGACAAAGTTTCTTGACGAGCTACACCAACAAATAGCTTGGAAAGAATCGTCTGATGCAGATTGCGTTGCAGAATACAACTCCGTAAGACAAGGTTTTACAGATGTAAGACCAGACTCTGCAGAAGGAGTTGTTCAAGATGCAATCTCAGCGCCTCACTCAATGGTCAATACCCTTGAACGAGTCATGAAGAAATCAGAAAGTTTCAGATATGAAATTCAAGCTATTAAAGATTGGATTTCAGTTCTTGAAGCTGATTACAAAGATATCACGGGTGGAGAGACATACTTCCCTAAGTTCAAGAGAATAGCTAAGAAGTCAGCTAGTCTTTCTGATATTGACAAACACTTTAGCAAAGCCTCATAGGCTTTGCATAACTAATAATATAGATAGCTTAGTCCTCCCTGAGCTATCTATTCATTATCCCCTCAAAAAATGCCAAGTGTGAACCCTTCAAACAGTTCAAAGCTTGGTATTTTTTTTTGAGTATCAAAAGATTAAAAAACGTTAAAAATAATGCAAAAAAGCATCAAAATGATTTGATTATGGTGCATTTATGCAGTACACTAAAAGAGCACAACAATAATTAACGAGGACAAAATGATAAAATTAAAACAAATATCAAGTAATTTTACAAGAGTATATACTGGCTCATTAACAATTTGGTTTTCATATGAAACACCAATAGCTTTTCAAAGCTTTGGACAAATATTCATTCGTGAAAATGATTGGGGACCAACTACGGGAAAGCATCTAAACTATATTGATACAGATAAAAAAAGAAGATTATGTAGTTTAGAATTTGAAAGATTACTAAATCACAATGTCAACTTGTCAACCACTGAGAAAAGGTGGGCATCATGACACCAGCAACTATGGATATATATGCAAGGGCAATCGCTAATGATTGTCCTGATCCCTCAAATGCACAACGTATTGGTGAACTCTTTGTAACTCTTAGACCAGATATCAACAAAGAATATTTCATTCAATTAATTAATAAACATTGGTCTGAAATTTATGAACAACCAATGCTAGAACATTATGGAGTTAGTTATGGCTAATTTACAAAACAACCTGATGATTGAAGTTGAACAATTCATTGATGAACAACTAGAAGATTACACCAACGAACAAGTAGTCGATCAAGTTGAAAAGAAGTTTGGTCAATGGTGGGTAACTTTTGCCACACAAAAGATAGCTGATTACATATCAGAATATGGAGAGTGAGATGGCTAAAACATTATATTGTCCACAATGTAACAATGAATATTGGGGTACAATCAAAGTAAAAGATACTAAATGCAATGGGTGTGGATATCAGTTTACACCTAATGAAATTTATAAAGTAATTGCGAAAGCTTTTTCTACAATTAAGATTCCTAGATAGGAAAATATATAGTTATGTTTTACCACTGGTTCAATCGGGTCTATGGTATGTAAAGATGAATCAACATCAAAAAGATCAACAGTTTAGCTAACTGTCAGCAAGCGACATAACTATATATACTTTTTAATCTGCTCTTAGGTCTTTAATGCACTGAATAATAACACCAATTGTATCTACATCTTCAAAAGGTTGGCTACCATTTACTAACGTTGATTTAAAAATCAAATGTTTGTCTATAAGTTGACCACACATCAAATCAATAACAGAATTTTTTGTATCAAAGTGTATCTTTCCAAGTTCATCAACTTCTCGATTTGCTTTGAATAATATTACATCACCATGTTTAGGTTTTTTTTCCATATCAACAATTACAGTATCGCCAATACTTATTCCACCTATACCATAACCCGTAGCACCTAATAATTGATAAGCTGCAACTTTACCTTTTACATCATAAACATTTACGTATTTCAATCTGTTACCATCCCTATTTAAAACTTCTAGTGTCCTAGTAATTCCTGGGGCATCAGTGTTAACATATGGATCAGAACCACATACTGCACTGAGCAAAGCAAGAGTCTTACTTGATGGCATATACTTCGAGTCTTTAAGAAATCTTGTAATGTTAGTCGGTGAAGTACCTGCTTTTGTTGCCCATTCATATGCTGACATATTTTGAGACTGCATTACATCCCTTAACCAGACTCGTATTGCTTTCCTTTTTTTCTCGACAGATTTTAAATAATCGTTGTGCATTATTGCACAGTAGAATGAATCATTTAAACTGTCATTATTAATAAATGCATTATGCATATCATATCTCTCCTTGTAAATACTGCATAAATGCATTATAAACATATTATGATGATAAACAAGTATATAAACCAGTTGGAAGAGTATGCAAAAAAGCATGATGTAAGTCTTATTCAGATGTTTAAATTAGCAAATGTTCCAACGAGTACATACTACCGAGCTAAAAATGGAGTTGATTTAAGATTTGACACAGCAATTAAAGTTGCCGAAGCAATCCGAACTGTTCCACTACCGAGCAACACCCGTTCCTATCAATAAAAATTGGAAAGAAGTTGTCTCAAGTTTACGAGGTGCAAGAGAAAGGTTGAACCTATCTCAAGAAGCACTTGCTGATAAGATTGGATGTGCTGATTCATTGGTTGGTAAGTGGGAAAGATACGAGCGCTTACCATCTGGGTTCATGTTTCTTGATTGGATTGAAGCAGTCGGTTGTGAAATAAAAATAAATGATATCATGTGATATCTGTAAAAAAAAGACAAGATACTTCATCAAAGTTAAAAGTCTTAAGAGGTGGATTGTCTGCTTTGAATGTAGGGAGAAATCAACATGGCAAGCAAGGCTCGCAGAAAAGGAAACTACCATGAAAACTTCTTTCTCAAACTATTCAAAACATGGAAGATCAAAACGAAAAAGCAACCTCTCTCTGGAAGCTTGGGTGGAGAGTATTCGGGAGACTTAGTTCTTAATCTAGGTGGCAAGGATTACATAACCGAAGTAAAGTTTAGAGATGGTACTTTCCCCTCTCCTTTTACAACTATGAAAGATAGAGACATTGTAATTTACAAAAGAAAAACTGGTGATCCTAAATGGATTATGATACTATCAGAGAGCACAACAAAAGATTTACTAACGAGGATCGAATGAATGTCATTCTATAACATTCGAGATATTTACAATCTCAAAGTCGGAGATGCTAAAGCTAAAGCAGTGCTGCTTTGTATCAATCATTTTATAAATAAAGATACAAACATTGCCTTTCCATCTGTACCTACGATTGCAAAATATACTGAATATTCTGAGCGAACTGTTTATAGATGTATAAAACTTCTAGTCGATAAAAAATTTCTTATGAAGAAAAAAACTCACAATCATGTAAATCAATATGCACTGACTGTCAGTCACCCCACCCCTGACTGTGAGTCACCCGAACATACTATTAACATAGATAATACTAGGAGTAAGAATAATGAACCAACTACAAACAATAAGTCCAAAGCAGAAATCCATAGCATTACAAAAACTCGTAACTTCTTCGCCACTAAACGTAACAAAAAAAGTAGTTTCTTCAGTGATGCATATACTTCACTCAAAGGTGAAAGAACGACTTAACAAAGAGTTTGATGTTATTGGGTATAATATCTACGATCAGGAACTAACACTTGAAGAATTGCAAGAAGCTGAAAAAACAATTCAGTATTCTATGATACCTCTTGAATCTTTTGAAGCTGAAAAAGAGTTGCTCAAAGTTGTTGCCTTGATGACAAAACCAAGAGAAGAAACTGCAAAAGATATTGCTTTTCGTTGCAAACTTATTGCAGAAAAACTAGCCCATTATCCTGCTGATATATTTATGCATACTTGTAATGTTATTAGTAGCAGTAAAGTATTTTTTCCTGCCTTAGCTGAGTTCAAAATGGTTGGAGATTATCATTACAATCGCAGAAAAAATTTGCTTGATATTGTGCAGAAAAGCATAAAAAAACGTCAAAATGATACAAAACAACTTGAAAGTAGTGCATAAATGCATATAATACTATGAGGAGACTGATATGAATGTAGTTAATTTACATACAAAAAAGCACAACAGAATGGGTTTCATTGGTGGCACTGATGCTATCAAAATTATGAATGGTAAATGGCATGAGTTATGGCTAGAAAAAACTGGTCAAGCTGATCCAACTGATTTGTCTGATGTATTCAGAGTGCAGTTAGGAGTAGCCACAGAAGAGTTCAATATCAAATGGTTTTGTAAGCAGTATTTGTATGAGTACAAAGACCTTATGAAACAAACAGAGTTTGAGAAAACATTTGATGATGTACCATACAAAGGAACTGTAGATGCAGTCCATGAAAAATTTGATTTTATTGTTGAGTGTAAACATACCGGATCATGGAACACATATCAAAAACAACTTGAATATTACATGGCACAACTGCAGTTTTACATGGCAGTATCTGGTACAAGTAAAACATATTTCTCTGTAATCTTTGGTAATGAATGGGAATGCAGAACAGTAGGTTTTGATATTACCTACTTCAATAAACTTAGAGATAGGATTGCTGAGTTTTGGCAGTATGTAAAATTCAAAAGAGAACCAAAAGAAATTGATATACCTACCATCAATATAGATTCTATCCATGTAAACGATATGATACGTCGTGATGCATCAAAAGATAATCACTTCAAAGAACTAGCTGAAATATATAAGGCTACCAAGCAATCACACAAAGACCACGATAAGGCAAAGAAAGAACTACGATCTATCATTCTGCCTAGTGAGTCTGAAATCTACAATGAAGATATTAAAGTCATAAAAGATTCTAGGGGCATTGTAAAAGTTATGGAGATAAAGCAATGACCTATGAAGAAAAAAAATTAAAATGGTGGAACTTTCATAAAGCTAACCCAAGAGTATATGAATACTTCCAAAGATTTACACATGAAGCTATTAGCAGAGGTGCTAAACATTGTAGTCCTTGGCTAATCTTTGGCAGAATAAGATGGGAAACACATCTATCTACTACAGATAAAGACTTCAAAGTAAGCAATGATTACATAGCCTTTTACTCAAGGCTATTTATGAAGTGGAATCCAAAGCATAAAGGATTCTTTAGAACCAAACCAATGAAGGGAGAACGATATGCAAGTATCAAATAAAAATGGGACAGTCACCAAAGCAACTGCCCCTGCACAACAAAAAACGGAAGACCGATCTTTGCAAGTGCAAGATAACACATCTAAAAAACAAAATAAAGTAACTAACACACTCAAAGAAGCAATGCTTGAGTTTCAAAAGCTTGCAGTAAGTGCAAAGAAAGATGGTAAAAACCCACACTTCAACAGTAACTATTCATCTCTTGAGTCTGTTATAGAAGCTGCAAAGTATGGAAATCAATTTGGTTTATATTTTACTCAAGACCTTACATATGAGTATGTAGAAAATGACGATCATAAAAATTCTACAGTGCCAATAGTTAGAACTGTTATTCATCATGTAAAAGATAGTTCAGTATTAGAATCTAAATTACCAATCATGTTATCCAAACCTAATATGGAAAACCCACAAAAGATTGGATCAGCTATTACTTACTACAAGAGATACACATTACAATCTTTGTATGGTCTGCCATCAGAAGATGATGATGGTAATCAAGTATCAAATGAAAACAAATCATCAAGCAACAGTAGTTGGAGGTAACAATGGATAAGACTCTTAAGCCACAAAAAGGTATATGTTTCAAGCCTAGAGAAAGTGAAAGAATGATTGCATCTGGATTTATCAATCAAGGTAATAATGAGATAGGACAGTATGATGGAGACAAAGTTATCATTACTAGATCAGAACATAATGGTAATAAATTTCATGATGTATTTATTCATGCAGGTAAACTCTATGAATCACAGAATAAAGAATACAAACTTGATGGTTCATTATTAGATAAAAAACTATTTATCTATTTTAATAAAGCACAATCTGGCATTGACTACATGGGATTATCTCTTGCAGGAGATATAGAAAACAAACCAATAGAACAAAACAACTTTGAGCAAACAGATGATAACGAAACAGATGATGGAGTTGAAGATGAAATCCCTTTCTAGAGAAGAAACAATCACAGATACAATGACAATACAAAGGGTAATGATAAATCTTGGCGCTAATGAACTACAAGTAAAAAAATATACAAAGAAATATAATATTCCATATATCAAGATTGGACATAGATGGAGATATACTAGAGAATCTTATGAACTATTAAAGGAGAAACTAACTTGTCACTCTTCTACTATAAACGAGGAAAATACTGGCAGATTGAAGGTAAAGTTTGGTTCGGAAAACACTCAATCAGCATTAGACAAAGTGCAAAAACTGATAAAAAAAGGGATGCAATCTCAATAGGTCGTAAGATAGAAGAACAAGCAATAGCTTTACTCCAAGGAGATAGCACACAAACTATCTCATGGAGTGAAGCCACTCTTAAATATCTAAAGTTGAAAAAAAGAAATGAAACAGATTTGTTTATTGCAGGAATGTTAGCAAGGTTCTTTCGCAATATGCCTATAGGTCAATTGACAAAAGATGATTGGCAAAGGTTTATAATCAAACATGGAACAAACTGGTCTAATGCATATTATAATAGAGCAAGATCAACATTCTCGTCTATATTAGCTGACTCTAATATAATAGTATCAGCTAAACAAATACCTCATACATTATATATTCCTAAAAGAAAAATAACTGGTGAGAGACTTATCTATCTATCTCACGAACAACGAGAAGTTTTATTTAAGTCATACTCCCCTCACCTTGAGACCTGGGCAATTGCTCATGCCTTTCATGGTTTTAGAAAAGGTGAGTCAAGACAACTAAAATATTCAGATATAAATTTTGATGAAGACATAATACATATAAGAAAAGAAACAACTAAAGATAAAGAAGAACGTTTCATACCTATGCATCCAAGATTAAAAAATGCATTACTTAATATAAAACCTACATCAGAATATGTATTCGCTAACATACATGGTAAACCATATGCTAGACAAGGACCAAAACGAGCACATCAGACTGCATTAAAAAGAGCTAACACAGAACTAGCTAGACTTGGTAAACCTCTCATTCCACATTTTACTATACATGATTGGAGGCATCATTGGGCTTCATGGTATATGATGTCTGGTGGAGATGTAGAATCTCTTCGTCAATTAGGTGGATGGGCAGATTTAAAAATGGTTCAAAAGTATGCTACAGTATCTAATGAACAGAAAAAAATAGGCATAAATAAACTAAAATGAAATTTTTACTACACAAATCACTACACACTAAATTTAACAACCATCGGAAAGTGGTGGGACTAACTGGGATTGAACCAGTGACCCCTTCGATGTCAATGTAAAGGAGCAACAAATGACCCTCTTTAATGACCAACCAAAACATATAAGATACAACGTCTTAATCCCTTGTAATACAAGCAAGAAATGGCTTGGAAAAATTTATCTAAGATTGTGCATTTCTGCATTAGTAATATTTTTTTACTGCTTTTATGCATTTATTTTATAATTTAAATATTATTTGACTACACAAACAACTACACATGAAAAAAATTATGACTAAATATTATATATATGATGGCAAAAAAAGAATAAGAGAAACTTATGTTGCCAAAGATGCAGAGCGATATGCAAAGAATGGGTATAGAGTTACATCAAGAAGAAAAGTTAAGTAACATTCTTCATTCTTTCAATTAATCTATGTGATCTATTTGGTAATTGCCTTGCCCATTTCGAATCTGTCATTTCGTAAGCGGCTTCAAACCAATCACGATTATCAATGGCTCTCTTCATTTTATGAAAACGACTTAATCTTGGTCTTCCCATATTAAACATCATATTTGCTATTATATGTTGTACATCTTCTGGAAGATCATCAAAGTCATTATATAAATGTTTACATTCATCAATAGTAACTTCTATATCTTTATCAAACAATTCATTGACTCTCTCGTTAGATACTTCTGTGCCTACTGGCTTACCATATTCTTGATCCCATTCAGTAACAAGATGACCTATCCCAACAGTAGGTAGATTTAAATGATCTAGATATACAGCATTGACACAGCCTTCATCTCGTTTCAGTTCTTCTCGTAATAATTCTATATTCATTTTATTCCTCTTATTTTTTTAATTTTGCTATAGATTTAAGACCAAAAGATGCTGCAATAGATGCAAGTATTCCGTAACTTAACCAATCAGGACAATCCTCTCTAAGAAATTTAAAGCCATCAGATATGTATGGTTGTAATGCAGGAATAAAACAAGCAACAATCAGTAAAATAAATGTTATTGTCCAAGCTTCATCTTTCCAACTATTGTCACTAGCATCTATGGCTTTCTCTTCCCATGATCCATCTTGTTCTACTCTTTTTACTTGTGCCTGAACCTTTGCAACTTCTAATTGTTGTTTGGCTTTGGCTTTTTCTTTCTTACCCTCAAGCCATGTAGTAGCAATATTTGCTATAGGACCTAGTAATTGAATCATATAATTCCTTTCTTTTTAGCTATGACTGCAAGTACAGTTACTACACCTGCAAGTACAGTGGTTATCATTATAATTAAAATAATTTTTAGAATAAGTTCTTTGACTTCTTCTCTACGTTTCCTGGCTTTTTCTGCAGCTTCTTTTCTGGCTCTTCTAGCTTCAGCACAGTATGCCTGATAGTCACTCCATAACCCTGCTCTACCATAGAGTTGCATATACTCTCTAAGCTTGTCATGTTTCTGCCTTATTTGTTCAAGTGCCATAAACTCTTCAAGATCATTATCTGTTTTACCAGATAAACCAGTCCAAATACTGTTACGTTTTCTATGTAAATCTTTTTGAAGTTGTTCTTCAGCGCCAATAAAACGACTTATCGAAGACCCTGCTGAAGCTATATCTTTACCATTTTCTAGTGTTTGTTTGATGACTGCAAAAGCACTATTTGCTACCATTAGCATTTCAAGCACAGTGTCACCTCACATTCAGAACCTTGTCTAATTTATCTTCTAGTCTGTGCAAGGCTTCCATTACACGACCAGACGTATCACGCAAATCTTCTTTAGATGCGTACTCTTCTCTTGTCTTATTAAGAAGTATTTGTAATCGTTTTACTTCTGCAAACATCTTATTAAATGCCCAAGCAAATGGCATAATAATTAGTGTAATAATTATATTCCAAATAAAGGTAGCATCAAATGCCATTATGCAAGGTCTCCTGCTATATTTGTTGAGGAACTTGTCAAGTCTCTGTAAGCACCATCTGATATACGAGATGTGATGATTGGCATCTGGGATGCTGACCTACTATTATCGTGGTCTTCAGATATTCTACCCAAACTTGTTCCTGCTTCACCTTTAGCTAAACCAGTACATGAATAACCAGTATTTGCAAAAGCAGATGAAACATTAATTTTATATTGTCCTGTTGTGCTATCAGTTACAGAACTTATAGAAAAGCTATCAACAGTAGTAGGAGTTGATTGATTATAATTAACCCAAGCCTTTGCTAACCCCTGTTGCAAATTAGTAGTTTTACCTGTTGACCCACTGCTTGTTGTTCCTGCTTCACCATGTATGTCTACAGAACCCTTGCCTATAATCTTTGCTATTTCTGCTGCTCTGGTCATGCTAAGTCTCCGTGTACTGTCGAAAAGATACTGTCGCTATCTACGTCAGATGTGTTTGTATGATTGTGTGACATGAGTACATACAAACTAGTTGTTTGCTCGTTATCTCTGGCACTTATGGCGTGATCTTCTGCCCTATGACCATTGGTCGTTATTGAATAGAAATTATTGTTCATAGCGTTTGAGAAACTAGGTTGGTATATGCCCGTAGCTGTATCAGTTGTTGAAGCTATGTTAAAGCTGTCTCGTGTAGAAATAGTGCTTTCTCCATTTAGGTTTTGCCAAGCCTTTGCTGTACCCTGATTGATTGTACTCATAGCAGTAGAATTATTACTACTTGCATCTGTTAATGTGTTAACTCTTAATATACTAGCCATTATGCGAGGTCTCCATGAATTGATGAACTAACGTACAGAGTATCTCTATTACTACCACCAGAATCTCTAATATCTGTTCTATATTTGCTTGTTGTCATAGGGTCTGAAGTATCTTTACCTATTACATGAAATCCTGCACCACTCTCATTTTCTGATTGAGCAGCACCAGCTATTGCATAGTTGGCATTACCCATATTATTAGTAAAAGTTATAGTAGTTTCTCCAGTGCCTTCGTCAGTAGTAGATGCAACATTTTTACTGTCATACACAGGATGTCCACTTGAATCTTGGTTCAAAGATGACCAACTCTTCGCTAACCCTTGTTGCAGATTAGTTGTAGCTGTGCCTTCACCTGTAACATCAATAGACCCTGCTGTGGTTACACCTGTAAATTTATCTACTTTAAGTTCACTAGCCATTATGCTAAATCTCCGTTCATTTGAGTTGAGCAAAATCCTGCATCTTGAAAACTACCAGAGGTGTTGAAATGGTCTGAAGTGTAAGTTGATGCTGTCATTGTGACTTGATTACTTATTGAAGCTATTCCTCCAGTATTATCTGCACTTGTACACGAATTGTTGGCACTTGCCATATTGTTTGTAAGAAAACACTGTACTCGCCCTGTTCCAATATCTGAGGTGCTAGAATGGTTTAAACTGTCCTTTATACTTGCATCACCAGAATCATGTTTTAACCAAGCCTTTGTCAAACCTTGCACAGTATTCTGTGTTACTGCACCACCATCAGACACATAGGTTGAGGTATTAGCCATCTTAACATTTGACCCACCTGACCCTGCTTTATCTACAATGGTATCTACATTTAATTGACTTGTCATACGATACTCCAATATCCATTAACAGTAACTGTAGCGTTCTGTGTTATAGGACCACCTGATACACCATTCTCATCACTGTCTATTGTAATGTCTGCACTAATTGTCTGACCATTTAATCTGATGATTGAGTTGTTACCTTTGAACGGATATCTGTTATCTGATTCAGTCTTGGTGTAAGTTTCGTTGACCGAAAACACATCAAATACAACCATTTCTAAGATGTCATTCAAACTCGCTGCTTGTACAAGTACGACAGTTGTACCTGTAGTTGCAGTATAGTCATCTCCTGGAACAAGCAAGATACCATTCTGATACACATCCATATACAAGCTATCTGTGTAGGTAAGTGTCAGTGAGTTAGCATCAGAACCACTGAAGCTAGTCTGCCCTGCAGTTGCTTGATATTGAAATCTGTTTCGTACTCCGTTAGAAGGACTGACTCCTATATATGCCATTATGCTAAATCTCCCAAACCTGCTACAAAACAACGATCAGTATCTGTTCTTGCATTTGAATTATCAAAATTACCAAACTGCATAGTTCCTGCTCCATTTGCAGGAGAGTTTAATGTATTAAATTCATCACTAGTAGAAAGATGAACAAAGTTTCCATTAGAAAAATCATTTGCAATAGTAATTGTAAAATTTCCTGTACCATTATCAGTTAGGCTTGTTATATTTAAGGTATCATCTGAACTAGCACTACTTGCACTAAATTTAATCCAAGCCTTTGCTAACCCTTGTTGCAAGCTAGTCGTAGCTGTACCTTCTCCTGCTATAGCAGAAGCAAGTCCTATGCCTTCATTTATAACTCTAGTTAGAGCCATAGTTCACTCCTATGCGTATGGACTATCACCTAATACACTTGTATCCCAAGCTGCTTTCAATGCACTGATTGATTTTGCATCTGTGATTGCTTTCGCAGCAGGTGCATCTCTAAGTGCTTTCTTCTTTGCTACACTTGCAGATTGAGCAGAACTGTCACCATCTTCTAGTGCTTTCATATAGACTACATCTTCTTCAGCTAACAACGGAGTTCTAACTTCTCTTATTTTATCTTGAAAAATCTTTTTAGATTCAGCTAAATCTTCGGTAATAGTCTTGCCTGATAGTGTCCAAGCACCTCTAAAGTGTCTATCTGATGGTACAGTTGCATCTGATGCTGCAATGGTGTTGCCATCTTTATCTACGATATTTGTTGTTCTCATTTAAGCTACCTCT